AAACGCCTTGGGCCCGGTCCACGCGATACCTTCATACGGCGTGGTCGGGCTGGTCGCATCCGGAAGGCCGGCCGCGTTCAGCCCAAAAACCACCGCGCTGCGCGTCCCCACCGGGAACATTTTTCCACTTGCTGCAGACATAAGAAACCTCCGTTATTCCTTGTAGGTCCGAGGCAGGATGTAATTGACCTCCAACCTCAGTTCAAACCCGATAAACTTCCCACCCCACTCCGGCAGGACTACGATCCCACTGTCCGAGACCGGTTCGGCCAGTTGCACTCCCGCCACACCCCCCAGTTGGGGATATGCCAGGTACTGGTTGATGGCCGCGTCGATCAGCGGACGGCATTTCGCCTCCCGCTGGGTGGGGTCTCCCTCCGCAATGGGGATCACCGCCACTTGCACCCGCATGGTCCGCCGAACCAATGGCACGCCGTCCCCCAGGGCGCTGGTGTCGATGGTTGCGGAGCTGGTAAACGAATACAGCGCCGGCAGTTGGCTGCTGTCGATGTTGGCGGGCGCCAGCGTGAAAGTCGTTTTGATCCCGCTGATCCCTTTGCCGACCGTCGCGATCCCCGCGGCAATGGTGGTGGTGATGGTATCCGTCATCAGATCCTCCCCGTTCTGGCGCCCAGCAGTTGGACCACATCTGCCGGCAGCGCCGATGGGTAGGTCACCACCCCGCTCCCGATGTTGTAGGTCTTGTCATAGATGTCCGTGTCCTTTTGCGACCAGCGCCAGCCGGCTAGCCTCAGGCAGGCGGTCACCACGTTGGCCTGTGGCCGCCAAATCTGGATGCTTGTTCCCGCCGCGTGCGTTGCCGCCGTGGATCCATTCTGGTGTCGCGCCAGGCTCACCCGGTTGGTGGACGTGTCCACCCCCAGTACCAGGCAGTACTCACTCTCCATCCGGAGTAACTGTCCCGCCTGGAAACGCACCGGCGAGAGGTCGCCCGCTACACCGTCCGCGTCGCTTACGGTCATCACCGTCGCGCTGGCAGAGATCCCGCTGCTGTCCTGGATGCTGTCCAGGCTGTCGGTCCACGCGCTCTCATACGCCTCATGCGTGCCCCACACCCCGGTCAACTCGATCCGGTCGTCCTCACCGCCGCACCAGCTCTCACCTATCAAACGGACCCCGAAACTCGGGCTGCTGCCAGCCGGCAACAGCTCAAACGCTCCGGAAGGAATCACCGATCCGTCCCCGTTTTTCAGCTCGATCACCTCCAGAAGGTCATCCGCCAGGCGCAGCGTGGGTATCTTCGCGGCGCCAACGGCCAGCGACGAATCGAAAACCCCAAACAGGCTCCCCCCACTGGATGGGATCTCGAGCCGGCGGGTCTGGATCCGTGGATCATAGTGGCGCTGTTTGTAGTGCTCGATGTCCGCCGTGGCCGCCCGGATCGTATCCAGCATTCGCGCATCGTTGGTGGTGTCGATCAGATCCAACCCCTTGTAGGTTTTAAACTGGTGCAGCGTGATGGTGTTCATTCAGTCTGTCCCTTATCGCCGTCAGAGGAACCGGGGGTTTCCTGGCCATCACCGGCAGCGGTCCCCTCTCCGGTTGATTGCACATTGGCAGTGTTTCCGGCATCCGAAACTTCCGGTGCCGCTGTCAGAGGCTGCTGAACCGGCGCCGTGGATGGCTTGGGCGCAGGGGTCGACTTGGGCGTGGAGGATGGCTTGGGTGCAGGGGAGGCGGATCCGGTTTTTCTGGAAGTTTTTGTATCCACCTCACTCCGCTTGGGCATCTGGACCTTCGATTTCAGTGCAGTTCCATGGATCTCTTCCGCGATGCCCTTTTTAACCAACTCCTCCCCATACCAATCATGAGTTTCCAGCACCTGGCCTGGTTCGTAGTCATCAGCAGTCAGGAAGAGGTCGTTATATCGTCCGGCCTGAAGTATTCTGATTTTCATCATTACCTGCTTTCTGAATGGGGCGGGCTATCCCGCCCCCGTTCACTTATCCGGATAATCCGGAATACTATCCAACCACGTTCACCATCTGCGCTACAGAGGCGTCCTGGGTGACAGGCATCTTGGTGGGGTTACGCAGGATGATCTGGATCGTGAGGTAATCATCCGATCCGGCAGCGCCGCTGGCATCGATGGTGATGTACTTGTACCCATTGTTGATATCCAGCTCGTTCACCTGGAACTCGATGGTATAGATCTTGTCATCGCCATCCGCTGGGACGGTAACAACAGCGCCGGTGAGGTTTTTGATGCCGGCTGTCTGGGTGGCACTGGTGTCCTGCTGGACCTGCAGCGTGATGGCGCTGGTGAGATCATGCGCCATAATTTCAACCACGACACTTTCGAAGCCAACCACCGAAAGGAACCCGGTGGAAGCGGGATATTTGGCCACAGCGATGGCGACCCGCCCGGAGGCGACCACTTTTGGTTTATGGTCTTCCATGAATAAACGGTTGTACATTTGGTTCTCCTTTTTCTTGATCCGGGAGCCGGTTTGGCCCCCGGTGTTGGTACGGCAGATTAGCTGGCAGTGATCTTCATCACATCGAACAGATATTCGCGATTCGGCAGTCCGCCGACACGATCACGAACATCAAATTCCACAATGTTGGGCCCGGTTCCACTATCCTGGAAGCGCTGGATGGTCATACCCAGCTTTTCAAGGACGGTATATCCAGCCATGTCACCGAAGATCATCGGGTAGGCAGAACCGGCCACATCCGGCATGGCGCCGCATTCGATGGTCTTTTTATTCAGCAAAGTTTCTTTCTCTGTGAGATCTTCATAGATGAATTTGCCATCAGTGGAGGTCAATTGCTCGATCACCCCGAAAGTATCGGAGTTCGCGACGAATACCCCATTTTCACGATACTGGCTGGGAAGGCCGCGTTTCATGGCCCTTACTCCGCTCGAGAGAATGGTGGTATTGGACCCGGATTTCACTTCGCTGAAGCCGTGATAGTTCGCGCCGTTGGGCAGTAAACCGAGTGGTTTTCCGACCCCATCGCCGGTGATGAAGGTGAAATCCTGGTCGATATCGCGGGTGCTGGCGATATCTGCGGTGACGATTTCCACCAGATTGGATGCGTCTTCAACAGTGGACTGAGACATGCGAACTTTGTAGGTATAAACATGCAGCATCGCCTGGACGTTGTCCAACTTGAAGTTCTTTTCAGATGGCGATTTGGTTTCATTCCCCCATTCGCCACGCAGCAGGCCCATGTAATATTTGCTGTTGCCCCGGTAGACCGGTACTTCAACAGAATTACCACGCAACAAGGTGATGACCTGCGCGCCATTTCCGCGGACAGCGGTCCTGCCCGGCTTGCGGGTGAGGATCTGTTCCTGGGTAATGGATGGCAGCGCAAAACCAACCAACTCGCCCTGGGCTTCCACCTGGGCCGCCTTGATGGCCGGGGCGTCATAACCGAGCGCCATCCCCATGATCGATTTGGCAGCGAAGATCTGCATGCGCAAGGCCTTCCGATCATTGGTGTCCAGGTTGGCTTCCCCACCACGAAGGTATTTATTGAGGGCATACATCTGCGCCTGCAGGATGGATTTGTAATCCCGGCCGACCACACCCGCCAGGACAGCATCCCGCGCTTCGCGTTCCTGGTCCTGCCCGCTGTAGCGCATCATATAGGCGGCGTTGATCGATTTTTTGCTGGGATCCTTGTCCGGGTCATCGTCATCTTTGGCAGGCTTGGAATTGGCCGGATCGGTCCAGTCATAGACCGGGCGGCTGTTGGCCATCGGACTTTCGACTTTGAACCCCATCTCGGCCAGGCTCTTGGCCATTTTTTCCACTTCCGCTTTCGGGGTCTCGAACTTGAAACCCATCGCTTTCAGACCATCGGCGATTCTTGCCAGGTCGATGGACTTCATGGGTTCCTTGCCCGGGTCGATGCTTGCGGCCGGATCCGCGCCTGGAACGGCAGGAACTTCCATCCCCGCCAGCCCCAGGATGGTGGCAATGGCTTCGTACTGATCCGGTTTCAGTCCTGGGATCAATTTTTTAATTGCTTCAAGCACGTTCATGTCCTTTGCTCCTATCTGAATTGATTTCCCCCCTGCCGTCCGGCCGGCGCCCGCTCCCGTAATGCCTCGTGATCGTGGACCACCTGCAGCATCACCTGTGGGTTGCGGACCTGTGCCGCCGCTCTGGGCGGTGGGTTGCTCGGAAAACATATCCAGCAGGCTCTTAACCGCTGGGAATTCCTGACTTAACGCTTTGACGGCCGCCAGTTGGTTGCCCGTCAGCATATGTGGATCGCACGGCATTACCGTCAGGGCATCGCCCATCAGTGGCCACCGCGTAATCTCTCCTGTTGATTTGCGCTGGATCCCCTGGCTGACCGCCTCGCTGCTCGTGCCGATCAGGCCTGCATCGATGAGGTCCTCCAGGAACTGGACATACTTTTGCCGGCGGTCCAGCACCCGCTCCACAAAAATCCCCTTCTCATCCCGCCTGGCCGTGGACCAATCCACCGTCCCCAGGATGGCGCCCTTGACCCCCATACCATCCGGGTCCGCTCCGTGCTCGAAATTCACGGGCAGCAACCCTTTAGCTGTGTACTCACTGTCCACCTGGACCGAAGGAGAAAAATATTCCCCCCGCGATCCATCCGGATTGCGTCCGCTTCGTAGCCACTCCAGATCCCGCTGGCCAAACAGCAAAATATAATTCCCCACCCGAAGCTCGGTGTCTGTTTTCTTCAGCGCCTTCAATGCGTTTTTGACAGTCATCTCAATTTGCCTCCTGGATCCTCTTTTTGAGGTCCTTCCAGAATTTCTCCTCGAAGATCAGCCAGGCCCCATCCACGTTGTTATCGTAGATGTCCCCCAGCTGCCACCACCGCCCCTTGTGGACCTGTGCCTGGTACTTCATTTCATCGCCCACCAGCTCGCCCGGGTAGTCCGCTCCGATCACCCAGGGAGCGTACGGTGTGTTGGTCCCCAGTTGACCGGTGATCATCCCCTCGTATCGGTCCACCCCGGTCGTGATGGTTTTTCCCAGTGTGACCGTGCGTTTGTAGTGCTGCCCTTCAAGCTTTTCGGGATACCCGGGCACCTTTTCCAGCAGGAAATTCATGGCGTCGGTCATGGCCGCTTCCGCCGCGTCCATCGACATTGCCGGCAGATCGGCCACGATCCGTTCCAGTTCCAGCAGGACAGCCTCTTTGTTGATCGTTGGCATTACGCCACCTTCTCTCCCATGTGCGGACCTTCAGACACGCAAACTCCGTTGAGGGCACCGCATCCTTCCACCTGCCCCCAGGGAGTGGTGATCGGCTTTTTGCAGACCAACTCGTCCCTGGCGGTATTCCAGACCATCACCTTGGTACCGTCTTTGAGGGTCATCGGCCGCAGGTAACAACGGCAGCCCGGATGAGCTGCCGGCCGGAATGCTGCCGGCGCGTATCCCGCCGCCTGCCAGGCCTGGTTGTTGGCCTCAGCGTAGGTGTCCGTCGCCTCCGTGGATGCGATCAGTTGCGCCCGCCGGCGATCAAAAACCGGGTTGCCGCTACCGTCTGTCATGCCCTCGATCCGCGCGGTCAGATCATCCAGCGTCCCGCCCTGCTTGGACCAGTCACTCACCTCATCCCGTATCGCCTGTCGGGTAGTTTCATTGATTTTCCTCACTTTGCTCGCCGCATCCGAACGGGCCCAGTCCACGGCGTTTTGGTTGGCCAACCCCCAGTTGATCTCCATCCCCGGCGCCACCGGTCCCTGTGCCAGTTGCACCCGGCTCACAGTGGACCGCGCCAGCTGGGTCAGATCTCCCTCCATGTCGTGCAGCAGATCCCGCTCAAACCGCCCCCACAGCTCATCATCCATCAGCATCGCCTGCGGATCCGTCTGGCGCATCTCCTCGATGATCCGCTTGGCCTGATCCCGCAAACCTCCCTGCAGGGTGGTCATCAGCCTCTGCTCGTACTCCGACCAAGGCCGCCAGCTCCGTACCGCCAGGGCTGCGCCCCCGGCCAGTTGACCGCCTGCAGTGTCAAAGATGGCCTTCACGTCTGCCCGTACATCCGCCATCTCCAGCGCCCCGCGGATCTCCTCCGCCAGTTCCTCATCGATGGCCTCCGTCTCAAACTTCACTGCCGCGGACCGCCCGTTGGAGAGCGCCTTGACTGCCTTGTTCCGCCACAGCTTCAACTCCCCATCCGGGGTTTTTATCTCCGCCGTCTCAGTGGCGCCCGTGGTGAAAATAGTCTTAACCTCTGCCTGGGGAGCTGGCAGTGCAGCTCCACCTTTTTCCGGATCGACTGATCCTTCGGGGACATGCGTCTCTGTGCTGGGAACCATCA